CCCACACGCAGCCACGTGTGAAAGATCGACTCATTCAACCTACCCTCTCTGGGATCTGTGCAACAATTATCCTCCCCAGGACTCATATGCGATGCACGGCATGGAACTACCAAACTCATATCCCACAATCGACATGCGAATAGTGGAGAGGAGCCCCTGGTACAAATCCAGTTTTGTTCTTTGAAACTTTTTATGGTTTTTGAAATTTTAAAACACAAACCAACACACAACCTTTATTCAAACTTTTTGTGACTTTTCTGGTAAAGCGGTTTTTCGAAAGCCTAACCTTATTTTGGTATTTTCATTTTTTGTTTGTTTTTAAGTTTTGTGATTTTTGTTCCTTTTTGCGAAAAGAAGTATACCGCACCCTCTATTAAGGAAGAGTGGTAGAACCTAGCGTTTCAGCGCTTGTCATCAGGCTTGAGCGAGAGCGGATGCTCCAGCTCAAGCTTTGAGGCTTTGCGCTCGGGCGGGGACAGGTTCGCGAGCAGCTGGTCGATCGCCGTCTCGAACGCGAGATGTTTCGCGTCCGTCAGTTGGTCGTTCCGGCTTGTCAGGAACCCTTTGAGGGAGTTGAACAGCTGATTGTTCACCTCCACTGTCTCCTCGGATTTTGAGCCACCCGCTGCCACCAACTGCTCGAAGAGACTGGCTCTTGTGCGGTGGTAGCTCAGGTTGCTTGACTTCGCCGAGGTCAGCCAAGTCCGCAATTGATCGCGAGAGAAGTTCATCGCTGCGTTGTTCGCTTTTGCCTGACAAAAGAGTCTGTGCAGGCAAATCGACGCCAGACTTGCGGAGAAATTCCGCGAACATCGCTTCAAGTTTGGGCTTGGTGTCCTCAAGTGCTTTTTCTTCGGCGCGTTGCTGTCTCAACTGCTTGCGAATTAAGAATGTCGCTTCAGGAGGAAGAGCAACAACACGCAGTTCAGAGGCGCCACCGCTCGATGTGACGGTGGAAGAGCCACCCGTTCCGACGTTCCAAACAAATTCAAAAAAATCAAGCTCAGGGTCCTCACAGTCAACCGTAGCAAAAACGGAAGGGCCGTTGCCTGAGGCAGCGCTTGTGGAATTGGAATATGTTGTGTGCGTGTGCAACACAGAGCCTTGCGACCCTGTGATGGCATGATGCCCAATCGTGTTCCACCCTGAGTTTGCTGTGCCGAAATCGGCAGGTGTGTCCACAGCGTTGGAAATGTGAACAAAATAAACGCCAGATTCGGTGAAACCAAGATAAGCTTTCGTGCCATCGTATTGCCAAGAGACAGTCACGCCATTCTGGCCACCCAAGTAGTAAAAGTTGGGTGAAACAGTTTGCGTGCTAGGAAAGTTGGAAATCGGTGGATTGGTTGTGAAAGCAGCAGTCGGAATCGCACTGGTCATCGCGTTGTATTTTGTGCCAATGGGGGTCACACACTCAATGGCAGAGTAACCAGCTGCCAAGTTGGAATTGTCTGAGGCAGTTTGAACTTCAATGTCATACTCGAAGAACAAAGAGCCAATCTCATATTGCTGGGTGGGCAAGTATGCGCTAGCGCCCAAAATGTTGTGAGCATCTTGGACAAAGATCGCAAACTGGCCCATTGAATTCTCAACAGCAGTAGCGACGTTTTCAGGGTCAACCATGAAGTAACCACCACTCGGACCTTTTGCAAGGCGGGGTGCAAGATCAAGGTAGTCTGAGAACTCACCTTTGAAATCAGTCGGAGCCTTCGCCATAGGCACCAACGACTTCACGGAGTGCGAGTCGTAATTAGAAAGGGTGCCAGCGGTTGGAGCCGCGTACTGCGTGGGAATCACTTCGTTCGGATCGGGTTCGTGGACAAAGAGCAGGGTGCCAGCGTTTGAACCAGGTGGCAGAGAGCTCTTAAAAGTGAAGCGCGCTTTGAGCAGTTTCCACTTAAGGAATAACGACATCAAGCGCGCAAGCCGCACGTTCGGAATCATGATTGAAGGCCGAATTTGTGTGCTGTAGAGCACAGTGCCAGCAGCGTCCTTACCAGTCGTGGAAGTCGCCGCCGCGGCACTCAAAACAATCTTCGCAACAAGATCGCGCCCGCCAAAACGAGCAGTATCCATGTTGAATCGATTCGCATGGAGGAAAGCCAGCTTGGCTCCACCACGCTTCATCTTCTTCTGGCGCGGACCAGAATGCGAGACAGCCTTGACAATAGCTTTCGCTTCTGTCTTGGCAATCGTTTTGATGATCCGCTTTGCTTTCGCAGCGCCCTGCTTGCGGAGGGACGCTTTCGATTTTCCGTTGTGCTTGGGCATAACAATTGAGGTTTCCCGTTTTTGTTCGTGCTGAGTGTTGTTGAACCTTGAAGGAATAAAAAAGGACCCGATATTTCGAGGTATGATACTTCCGAGAGACTTAGATATGTCAGAATCGAACGCTCTTGCGAGTGGCCGAAGGAGAGGATCGAGAATTCTTGGAGGTTCAGAGTAACCGGATTCTTTGTGGAACAGTAGGTTTTTAAGGCCTTCCGTTTCTGCAACGTACACGTTTGCACGGAAACACGTGCCATCAGCGGACACCATAAAATCTTTGTATGTTGCGGAAACAGAAACAAAGAAGAAGGCAAAGAGAACGCAAAGCTGCCAAAAACGGGGTCCCGGATTCAGCTCTACATTAACTAACCTTAATAAAAACGGCATGGCGTCAGCTTTGGAGTGGGTGACAACAGAAACCAAGGGTCGGCAAAGAGGGTCATGCGCTAATTGTATAAGCGTGTCATCTGAGATGGCAGGCAAAAGCGGTTCACTCTCGAGGCCTAACATAAGATTCTGAAACATTTGCTGGGAATAGCAGTAGTCAGGTTTGACACGCGCCATCTCTTTCTGCAATTGTTTGAATTTGTCATCCACAAAGCAATATTCCAGCATCATAGAGAGCAACTGTTCAGGATAAAATTGCAACTTCTTGCGCTCCTTCCTAGTCAGCATGTAACAGTGCTTCTCCCAGTTTTGTGGCACAGGCACCATGATCCCCTTATGCTGCTTGAAGCCGTGGGAACAGAACACTCGCGTGCTCATGCTACCAAGCGAAATCTCCTTGCACTTGAAACCATAACGCTTAAGCCAGTCCTGATACTGAGCGACCGGAACTCCACGCATTCGTTCTAGCGTGTCATCTCCTATCGCAATGAGTTTGTGGCGCACAGGATCGTAGATCTTGTGCTCTTCAACACAGAATAGTACTTTCAAAATTACTTGCATTCGCGAATTTCCTGAAATCGTGATCATTGATCCAGATCGAACGATGCCAGGTAGGCTCACATCCTGGACTAGGATAGTGCCATCAGAAAAAATAACTCGCGAAACCAAAAGAGATTGGTAGCAGGCCCGCAGGCAATGCTCCCAGATGGGGTTCGGGTTCAAGCACAGCCGCCAACGGACTTCACAGTCCATTTGGATCAGCCACGCAGGAACACTCAAGTCCCAAGATCTCTTATCAACATCAGCAATTTCGTCACTCCCATCGTCTAAGGACTTGTAAACACGATGGGCTCCACCGCGAACCCAGGCCATCCCGACTTTCGTTGGAATATCCTCAAAATTTGCGAGTTCAGCGGCGAGGGAAGGGCCAAAAAAGAACCTGTGGATTAGTTGGTAAGCCAAAGGCATGGCCCAGATTAAGCGTAAACGCCCCTCTTGGATCTTCTCAATCTTGTGCGGTTCAGGCTTGACAAAGAGTCGGACAGTGGGAGGTGGCAATTGCTCGCCACGACGCAAAAAGTCCATGAGATAAACAAACTCTGTACAAACCTGATCTGTGAGCGAATCAGAATCAATCACCTGCTGGTTAGAGGTCACTCCTTGCCAGATGTAAGGGTATCCAGGTGATGATTTGGGATCAATCAAAAGCAATAAATCTAAACACAATTCACGACATTGTTTTACAGTAGGAAAAACATCAAAAAGAGCAAACCATCTAGCTTTAGTATACAAACCTTCAACAGTGTCCAAGGCAGCCTTCACGAATTTTCCAGAAGGCGGAGCCGAGGTGTTAAAATTTTTAGGAACTTGAGAGAGGAAGCTTAACTTTTCGCCTCTTGAGGAGGTGTCTGGCTTTGCAAAACCACTGGAGGTGTTGATCCAATCGACTGGACAGTCGGGTTGCTCAACCCACTGAGTGGTGGGGTGTTTGAGATCGCGCTCGCATTCAGCACTGACAATGAAGGGGCCAATGGAAGCTCCCTTGGTAAAGGCTTCGGTAAGAGGATCACTGTGTCGTCCTCGTATCTCAGCAGGGTTGCTCCACTCTCCAATCGCACTGACTGGAAGCTCTGACCTTTCTTGTCGACTCGCTTCGGACTCCACTTGAGTGTTTCCAGCTCTGGTGTCATCTTGAATCGGGTGACTCCCTCCAACTTCGCTTGACGTTTCGAGTCGCGCTTTGTTTCGGGATCTTGCAACTGAGGAGTTTCGGGCGCGCCAGTTTGGGCTTTCGCTGCCTTTCGGAGCTTGGCTCGCGCTGTAGCGGCTTTTCGCTTTGCCTTCTTCTCTTCCGCTGTAAGCGGGGGTCGAGCGGCCTTCGGCGGAGATTGAGCCGCCGAATCCTTCTCTTCTTTCTGCACCGGCTTTTCGGCCGCCACGCTCGGTGCTTTGTCGGGCGCCGGGGGAAAAACCTGTTCGGGTGGTGCTGTCTCTAGACGAGGATCAGCATCACCGGCTCCAATTTGACTCACCTTAGGCGGCGTCGTCATCGCTGACAGTGCTGCTTGTAGTTTGTCGGGTGTGAGCCCGATGATGTTGAGCTTGTTCTTGCACGCATGCTTCTCGTCTTCTGAACCACAGAGACATTGATAGGTCCGCGCAGGCGTTGCCGCCACCGCGGAAGTTGTGACAAATTTGGTATAGTCATCAACAACATTTTTTGAGGGACCTTCACGACCTCCAGAGCCAACATCACCTGAGACAGCCATAGCCATTCCTGAGCCAGCAGCAACTGCTCGCATCAAGGCCACGTCGTCTTCAGCATCTTTTTGCTCTTGCGTGCGATGATCTCGCTCGCGTTGGTCGTCTTGAAGTTTCTCAAGTCGATAATGTTTCTTAGCCCATTTCTCCACGTCATCCCAGTAGTCGTCGCTGAGTGTACGATTTTCCACCTCGTCGCGCGTCTCTTGCAAAAACCGCCCGTCCTCAAGTTCCATCTGATAAGCATCATATTGTTGCTCATCCATGACGAAAGTCCGGCCAGTTTTCCCAGAGCGAAGCGCATGCATCTTTTCCATGCCTCGGTGAAATTCTCGTTCCTCATAGACGTCCGCGTTGTCACGCATATGATTAAGTGCGTTACCAACGACAAACTTGTCAGAGTCTTCCTGCGCGCTCTCAAGATGGCGATACTTCTTGGTCTTGGGAGACCATCCATAACGCGTGTAAAAGAGGTTGAGTGCGACAAGCATGGAGCCAATAGCGATGCAATGGTTGGGCTTGGATGGACCACCGCCCATGAAATGCATGAACATGACTTTAGTGCCGCAAAGCACAGGCCAGCCACACCAACCACCAAAAGTCGTGGAGTAATGCTCGACGATTGTCTTCGTTGGTGGCATGATGCGGCCAGAGGAGAAATAAAGCTTCCCATCTACCATCCCATGAAACGTGCCGGTGAGCGTGTTGAACGAACCAGCAGCGGGAGCATCGTACGGAGCGGCTTTGATAGAGGAGGGCCACTGCGTCACGGGGTGGAGAACAAATTCTAAATCTTTGAACGTGAACATACACGTGCTGTCCTTCGCGAACGAAGCCCTAGCTCCTGTGGGGCCTTGCAAGAAGATCATCTCCCCCTCCTCATACTCGTTCATTTGATGAGCGGTACAAGCAAGGAAATCCTTCCCAGCAATGGAAACTCGTATACATCCAGCATTATCTTTCAACACTTTATCCACACTTTTGAGCATCCAGCATCCCCCTGTAGGCCATTTGGAACAGGGTTGATGCAGGCTGCCCTCTTTGGCCGTTTCATAACGCCCTTCAGTCTCCTTGTGCATTTGCATAAGCTTCGCAAATTCAGTGTGAGTGATTCGCGCACGACCTTTGTTGGTGTCGAAGAGATGGCCTGAAGGATCAGTGCTGACCCACTTCGTGAGCTCAATGCTGCTTGTGTTGCTAACCACCACTTCAGAGTAATACTTATGGTACACTCGATTAAGGTAAAGTTTGCGCACTAGCGTGCAGAGAGCTCGAACGACGCGGTACAGAACATAAAATTCAGCCAAAACAATCCAACCAATGCCAACAAGGCATAGGTAGACGAGGACGAGAAACGTGTCTACAGACATAACCAGAACAATCAAAGTCGATGCTTGTTGAACCGCAAATCGATATGTCGAGTAAGTAAAAAGTACGAGGTTGCCAACTGGTGTCTGAATGAGCGCTCGCGACATTGCTGAGTGCGTATGGTATGCTTGTAGCACAGCAGCGCAGTTAGAATGTGTGTCGTTCTCAGGAAGCTGGTTGCACTCGACGTACTGCTCCAAAAGTCGAATCGTAGTATTTGCAGGTTTTGAATTGAACTCCTTGACTGTCGCCTGGTACTGCCTAGTAAGGTTTCCAAGGGTATCACAGTCATAGGTGTCGAGATTCAGATGCGTGCAACCAGAGTCGAGCTCGTGTGCACGCGCAAACCAGAAATTCGCTTCTTCAATTGTAAAAGGGTCACCACAAACCGGCGCCGGTTTAATCACAGCGGCCGGAGTGTAGTTAGGTGAAAAGACGCCCAATGGAATTGGGGCGTCAGTGATAGGTGTCGCTTCAGCAATTGGTGGAGTTTTGCCAGAAAGCATTAAAGCCACTAATGCAAGATTGCGAAGCGTTCCAATTCGAAGTCGGGGCAAACCGGCGTAGGCAAGCTTCGTCATGATAGATTTCGAGACGTGAGCTAAGCCGAGGCCAGCAGCGCGCAACAAGGCGTAGCCATGCGCGTTCGGAAGGGAAGAAATAACACTCAAAATTGTTTGACACAACATTCGAAACGTTGCGACTTGACACCACGCATGCGCCGTTTGCACAGCAGGGTCATCTGAGTGAGCTGCCCACCGCGTGTTGTAGATCTTGCCTCCAGCAGTAACCAGCACATGATCGTCGGTTTCACGAGGAATACTGACATATGCGGCAACAACATCTTCAACATCAACAACAGCAGCGGGGTAAGAATTCTTGCTTTCTTTTTTGGCGTCGATAGGATTAAGCTCCTCGAAGTCCAAGTCGGCGGCAGAGGAAATAGCAATTTGCTCTCTGATCCGCCTTCTCGAACGACTAGAAGCATGACGCGGGCGCAAAATGCTATGAACAAGTTCAGCATTGCGCACCTCGACAAGTTTTCCACTGTCGTCTTCTGCAAGGTGAAAGGGGTAGTCACCCCAAGCTGCGAGATCATCCTCGATAGCCGCGTCGGTTGCCGCAGCATCGTTGAATTCCTCGACAGCAAGTTTGGCTTCCTCTTGCTCTCGCAGTTCCTCCTCGTAGTCAGCCTGCACTCTAGCAGCGGCCGCGAGGGTCATGGGATCGTGTCGGAGTGCGAACTCGAAGTTCGCTCTCCTCTCGTCCCAGGGGACGGTAGGCACAGGTGACTGTCCCCCCTGTGCAGGGGCTTCGGCC